ATGATAACTTTGAACCATTCAACCTTATTATGTCTACAATCGCTGACGTAGGTGATGCAAGCGAGCTTATGGGTGAAGAGTGGACAGAATCAGAGCTACAAAAAATATCTTTAGTTGTAGCACAGGCTATAACAAGTAAATCTTATTTAGCTGGTATACAGTCATTTGTTGACTTATTTGCTGGTAGACCCGGACAAGCTGATAGAATTATAGCTGGACTAGGTAACAACATCATACCTCTTGCTGGTTTACGTAACGAGCTAGGTAAACTATTTGTACCTTACATGCGTGAGATCGGGTCTGGTATAGATCAGTCTATACGTAACCGTAACCTAATAACAGAGCTAGTAGCAGGCGAACAATTACCAGTTAAATATGATATGTTAAATGGTAAGCCTATCAAAGATTGGGACTTTTTAACTAGAGCATATAATGCAGCTAGTCCTATATCACTTAATCTAGATCAAAGTCCCGGTAGAAATTTCTTGTTTAATAGTGGATATGATTTACGTTTATCTACATACTACGCACCAGACAGTACGAATTTAACAGATGCTCCAAGAGTTAGATCGTTATTTCAACGAGCTATAGGTGAGCAAAATTTAGAACGTGAACTTGACAAGCTAGCTGTAGATCCTAAAATTATAGCATCCATGGAAAAAATGTATGCTGATATAAAAGCTGGACTACGTGGTCAATATGATGCTAGAGATTATTACCACAACATCGTTATAGATCGACTTTTTCAAGCTGCTAGACGTAGAGCTTGGGCTAGCATTACAGCTGACCCAGAAGCAGCACTACTTATAGAAGAGGAGTTAGATCAAAGACGAAGGAAAGTTGCAAAGAAAGAAGAAACAGCAAACCTTATTAACATATACAAATAAATGGCAACAACATTCGTAGAATATAGTGCCCCTGCCACATACACGTTTACCTTTCCTTCTATACAAGAGTCTGATGTTAAAGTTAGGGTAGACGATGTTTTAAAAACAACTAGCAGTCACTATAATATTACAGGTTACAGTACTACAGGTGGTGGTACTGTAGTCTTTACATCAGGCAACATTCCATCCAGCGGAACTGTCCGCATATATCGTGACACTAACGTAGATGCAGCTAACATTACATTTACAGCAGGGTCATCCATAAGAGCCGAAGACTTAAACAGTAACCAAGAACAGTTAATGTTTAGGTCACAAGAAGAGCAAATACCTAACTTAATACATTCGTATGACTTAGATGATTCTGCTATAATAAGAACCAAGATTGCAGCAGATGCAATAGATGGTACTAAAATAGCAGATGACAGTATTAACTCTGAGCATTATGTCGACGGTAGTATAGATACCGCACACATAGCTGACTCACAAGTTACTACAGCTAAGATAGCTAACGATTCGGTTAACAATGATAAGTTAGCTGACAACTCTGTAAACACAGCACAACTTATAGACAGTGCTGTTAGTACAAACAAAATTGCAGATACTGCTGTTACAACAGCTAAGATTGCAGATGATGCAGTTACAGCTGATAAGCTAGCTAACTCGATAAATACAGCAATAGCATCTAACACATCTAAAACCAGTAACGCAACTCACACAGGAGAGGTTACAGGGGCTACAGCTTTAACAATAGCTAATGGTGCAGTTGTTGCAGATAGACTTGCAACTGATTCTGTAACTACAGCTAAGATTGTAAATGCAAATGTAACACATGCTAAGTTGGCTAATGATGCAGTAGACGGAGACAATATTGCAGATGATTCTATTAACTCAGAACATTATGTAGATGGTAGTATTGATACTGCACATATAGCAGACGCACAAATTACAACTGCAAAAATAGCAGACGGTGCAATTACTGATGCTAAGATTGCTGGTGGTTCACTAGATAACAGATACTACACAGAAACTGAACTAGATGCGGGTCAGTTAGATAATAGATATTATACAGAAGCAGAGTCTGATGCTAGATACTTTAACATTAGCACTGGAGATACTATCAAAGATGGTGACACATTTCCAGACAACGACACTACGATTGCTACAACCGCAGCTATCAACGACAGAATAATTGACTTGATTGATGACGTAGGTGGCTTTGTACCTATCGCAAATGAGACTAGCTTTCCTACAGCCAACCCAGACGTAAACAACGGTGCTGGTACTATTGTGTCAGTTAAGGCAGCATCTACTGGTTTAACAGCACAGTCAGGTACAACACTAACTATATCTAACGGAGCTGGAAGTGGTAACACTGTTACTATAACAGGTCTTTCAGTTACCATACCTTCGGGCTTTGGTTTCTTGGTAGAAACTACAACTACACTTCATACATACACATTTCATAGACTTGTACCTAAAGCAACAGAGGTTTCAACTGTAGCTGGGTCTATTAGTAATGTAAACACTGTAGCCGGAGACATAGCAAACGTCAACGCTGTAGCTGGTAATGCAACAAATATAAATGCAGTAGCTGGTAATAATAGTAATATAACATCAGTCGCTGGTAACGCTAGTAACATAAATAGTGCTGTATCTAATGCTAGTAACATTAATAGTGCAGTATCTAACGCAAGTAATATTAACACAGTTGCAGGGTCTATATCTAATGTAAACACTACTGCTGGCTCTATAGCAAACGTAAACACAGTTGCAAGTAATATTTCTAATGTCAGTAGTTTTGCTGGTACATATCAAATAGCTTCTTCTGCACCTTCAACAGATGGTGCTGGTAATGCTCTAGCTGCTGGTGACTTGTACTTTGATACAAGTGCTAACGAGCTAAGAGTATATAACGGATCTACATTCCAAGGTGGTGTTACAGCTACTGGTAACTTAGCTGGTCTAGGTGCTAACACATTTACAGGATCCCAAACAATACAGGGTACAGCTCCATCATTGTTTTTTACTGAGACGGACACTAATCCTGATTACCAACTACTTTCTAATAATGGTGTTTTTAAAATACATGATGTAACTAATAGTGCAGATAGATATTTAGTAGCTTCATCGGGTATGATTCATACCTTTAATGGTACTGCATCTTTTTCATCTAATTTAGACGTTGGTGCTGGTCTCGATGTAACAGGAGATATAACTGTATCTGGTACGGTAGACGGTGTAGACATAGCTGCTCTAAGCACTACAGTTAATAATATTACTACAGATGTAGTTAGTGACACATCTCCACAACTAGGTGGTGATTTAGACGTCCAAGCTCAACAGATTACAACTAGCACAACAAACGGTAACATCAAGCTTACACCAAACGGCTCAGGTGTCATCGAAGTCAAAGGTGCTGGTGGTGCAGATGGTACACTACAACTTAACTGCTCTGCTAACAGCCATGGTGTAAAGATAAAGTCACCGCCTCATAGTGCAGCAGCAAGCTATACTTTGACATTACCTGACACAGATGGATCTGCTAACCAAGTTCTTAAAACAGATGGTAGTGGTAACTTAGCTTGGGTTGACCAGACTACAGATACTAACACACAACTATCAACCGAGCAAGTTCAAGACATTGCTGGCCCTCTAGTAGCTACTGGTGGTACTAAAACAGGTATCACAGTAACATATGATGATGCCAACGGTAATATGGATTTTGTTGTAGCATCACAAACTGATGAAAACTTTACAACAGCAGACCACAGCAAACTTGATGGAATAGAAGCTGGTGCTACAGCTGACCAGACCGCTTCGGAGATACGTACACTTGTAGAGTCTGCAAGTGATAGTAATGTCTTTACAGACGCAGATCATAGTAAACTGGATGGTATTGAAGCAAGTGCAACAGCTGACCAAACAGCAAGTGAAATAAGAACACTTGTAGAGTCCGCATCTGACAGTAATGTATTTACAGATGCAGATCATAGTAAACTAGACGGTATCGAAGCTAGTGCTACAGCTGACCAGACCGCATCAGAAATAAGAACTCTTGTTGAAAGTGCTAGTGACAGTAATGTATTTACTGATGCTGACCATACTAAATTAAACGGTATTGCTAGTTCAGCTAACAATTACAGTCACCCTAACCACAGTGGAGAAGTTACTTCTAGTGGTGATGGTGCGATGACTATTGCAGATAATGTAGTAGACGAAGCAAACCTTAAAATATCTAACTCACCTCAAGATGGTTACATGTTAACAGCTCAGTCTGGTAACACAGGTGGTTTAACATGGGCTCCGGCAGCAGCTGGTGCAACAGGTGCATCAAACGATGAGATATTCTGGGAAAATGGCACAAACGTAACGGCAGACTATACCATAACTAATGGTAAAAATGCTGGAAGTTTTGGGCCTATAACTATAGATTCCGGCGTTACTGTCACAGTCGGTTCCGGTGAAACATGGACAGTAGTATAAAATTATGAGCACATTAAAAGTAAATAAAATTATCCCCGTTGCCGGTGTTCCTACCGGCGGTGGCGGTGGTATAATTCAAATAAAACAAACAGTCAAAACTGATGACTTTAGTACTGCTGTAAATACAGGAAGTTATAATCAGATTACTGGTTTAAGTGTCAGTATTACACCATTAAGTACCTCAAGCAAAATTTTACTTCATGCAGTTATTGTTGGAACAAACAATGGAAACAACGTACACTGCGGGTTTGAAATAAGAAACGGGTCTACACGTTTAACTGGTTATCAACATACAGGATCAATAGGAAGTAGAACACCCGCAATGTCATCATCTATTAATAGCGGAACTGGTGTATTAATTACTGTTCCTATATATGCTATGGACTCTCCCGCTTCGACTTCTGAACAAACTTATAATGTTTATGTAGGCACTGAAGGTTATACATGGTATTTGAATAGAGGACAAGCTGGTAATGACCAAGCACAAAATTATGCCGGTATTTCAACTATTACAGCAATGGAGGTATCAGCATGAGTACATTAAAGGTTAATCAAATTTATGAAGCTGACGGAAGTAAATTTAGATTTAATACTGATATTGTTCATATACAATCTCAAACTGGTGCTGATTTAGGCGGTGCTTTAATTTTTGATAATTTAGATACTGCAACTTATAGATCTTTTATTCTCTACTTTGCTATGGTTCCAGCTAGTAACGTTGATGGTTACTATCCTAATCTTAGACTTAGAACAGGTGGCTCAAGTGGAGCAGATGAAACTGGTTCTCATTATAGTTTTGGTTATGGTTACACTTATCCTAATGATGGTTGGCAGCATATATCCAGAGCAGATTACACTTACGCCGGTCTTGCAATTACAGTTGGTGCACTGGATACTTATGAAGGAATAAATGGTGTTCTCCATTTTACTCCATGTAGATCAGGAGATAGTTTTAATACTGGTAGTGGTGGTTCTTTTGCTCACTGGCAAATTGGACTTCATCACGAAGCTGGAGCTTGGAGAGGCACTCATGGTAACATGGTTTACAATGAAAACAGCACAACAAACCACACAGGATTTAAAATTTATATGGGTACAGGTAGCACTGAATCTGGTGGATTTGATGAATATAAGTATTCATTTTATGGAGTAAAAGGCTAATGGCAAGACACTATCTTATTAATGGAGTTAAAATTCCATTTACAGCAGAACAAGAAACTTGGAGAGATGCCCAAGAAATACAAGCAGCAAAAGAGCTGGCTGCTGAAAAATATAAAGCAGACAGAAAACTTAATGGTACAAAAAGATACCCAAACCTTTCAGAACAGTTAGATCAATTATTTAGAGATGTAGCTGCTGGTAAGTTTGGAGAAGGTGCAAAAACAGGTGAGTGGTACACTGCCATTAAAGAAGTCAAAGATACATATCCAAAACCTAGTTAATCATGAGTCAGTTAAAAGTAAATTCAATAGTCCCAGCTGGTGGACTACTAAGTGGTTCTAATGGTGGAATAATTCAAGTAAAGCAAACAATAAAAAAAGATGTATTTACATTTACACAAACTGTTGCTAACGGATATACAGATCTTACAGGACTAAGTGTTACTATAACACCTTCTAGTAGTAGTAACAAAATATTAGTAGTAAGTAACATATATAATGGTGCTTCAAACAATGCTGTAGTCTTTTTTAGACTTTTAAGAGGAAGCACTTTTATCGAACAACCTTCTGGTACTTCATCAGGTGGTGCAAACTATAATGCTCATGCTATGAGTTATTATGACAATACCTATCAGGATAGTACGACTTGGTCAATTTTAGACTCTCCAGCTACAACCTCAGCAACAACTTATAAAATACAAACGTGTGTAACTGGAAATACAGGTTGCATAAACGCTTACGCTGGTGGAAGTCAAAATAATTATTTCGGTACAAGTATGATTACAGCATATGAAGTATCCGCTTAACAACAACATTTAAAAATTATGCATTTAGACCACGAAGCAATCTACTCTGCATACTCAGGCATAGTAGTATCAATAGACGACTCCGAAGGAGCGTTTGACAAAGATGGCAAATCAGTAGCACTTGATAATGCCAAAGTAACAGCAGCTCGCAAAGTATTAGATGATGCTTGGGCTGCCACAGAATATCAGAGACAAAGAAAATTAGAGTACCCATCTTGGGAAGATCAGATGGACAAAATATACCACCAAGGTATAGACGCTTGGAAGGCAGACATTAAGGCTATAAAAGACAAATATCCTAAGCCATAGTGGACTTACCCACCATAGTACTGCCTGATACAGTACAAATAAAAACCCCTTCTTTACCTCTCCCTACAGCAGATGTTCCCTCATATCAACCTTTGGTCGTACCTCCGCAAGATTTACGAAGACCCGAAGGTACAAAGGAGGTGCAAACAGAAGAAAACCCACCCCCAAAAATACACTTTCCACCCTTACCTAGTATCCCTTTACCATCGCAAGAAGTTCTAGTTGCTGCGTCTGTCACTGCTGTAACGGCTGTGGCAGCTGCAACTGCTACACAACCTGTAATTAATGCGTTAAAGGATAGAATACAAAAATTCTTACAAGGCAAGATAAACAAATGGAAACAAAACCGCCAGAAAAGAAAGGCATCCTCAGAAAAATCAAAGAGAATGTAGATGACCATGACGAACAGATGCAAATACTAGGAGCCATGGTGCGTCTAGGCGTAGTTATCTGGTCTGGTTTTATTATTACACTAAACTATGTAGAACTACCTATGGTTAAAAAGACTGGAGCATCATCGGATATCACGTTCGTAGCTTCAATCTTTACAGGAGCCCTAGCAACATTTGGGCTATCTACAGGTAGTAAAAAGTCAAAAGAAGACAAACCAAAAGTATGAAGAAACTAATCATACTCTTAGCCCTGTTATCACCCGCAGTAGCAAGAGCTAATACTGTCACGCCCCAGTTTACTACAGGGACGATGAATAGTACAACTACAACAACTCAAACTATCGTAGAAACAGAGCAAGTGCAAGTATTCGGTGCAGCCGTAAACACTTGGTCTGGATCAAATATTACAGCAGCAGCTAGTGCTGGCATTGCTGGTGGTGATGCAGTATTCACAGTTACTGACTCAACATTACCATGGAGCTTAGAAACAACAACAAGAGCAGCAGGCTTAGTAGAACAAAGAGATTATACAAGAAACTTT